CATATTTTTACCTCCTTTAAGCTATTGTGGTAAATCTACAATTTATGTGATATAGATTACCGATATTTGGTACGTCGCTCGAAAACGACATATTGTAATTGTTATTACGCATAATTTCCTCAACTTGAGATAAAACGTTACTAGCCGTAACACTATCCTCAGCCCATATATCAATTATTACCTCTATATCTTGGCTAATAATTGTATTATCCAAGTCTACATCTACCGCATTATTACCAACATTAAAAATTATTGCTGGTAAATCGTTAAATGTAGGGGGTTGAGTTTGTGATACAAAATAATTTAATGTGTTCAAACTGTTATAAATATCACTCTTTGGTAAGTACATAACGTATATCCTCCTTATTTACTATTGTTTTTTATGTCGGTATGTAGAGCCTCTTTAAACATAGCTTTAATTTTTTTCTCATTTCGTTTTAGTGCTGGATACATATAAGGTTGAGCAACTTGACCCTCAGTATGGTAAAACGTTTCGCCTCCGTCGGGTGTATATACCCAAGGTGTAGAGCGATAAGATAACGCTATATCTTTATTTGGGTAAGTACCATTACCTTTGATACCAGTACCAAACTCAACAAAAGGAGCATAGCTAAGATTTGTATAAACTTTACCGATTATGGTTTTACCTTGAGTGATAACTTTAGGGTGTATACTACCTTTTAAGTTACCTTTATCAACTGGGGCGAGTGTCTTAGCTTGCCCGTGTACCAATAATACGGCTGTGTTCATAGTTTCCTTTACTTGCTCCGTTTTTGAGATATTATTTAATTTATGTATAAGACTATCTATACCTTTAATAGTTATTGACACCATTTTGTCGCCACGATAAGGAAATGACTATCACTTGGTAGTACATCATTAACGTTATAAACTACATCATTGTACTTTATAAGTTGATTATGTCTTATTAGCTCATAATCAGTAGTTATTGATATATCTATCTCGTAGTCAAGTCCGTACTCCTCTTGTATTTTTTTACAGTTTGAAAAACTTACATTACCTTTAAAACTATCAACAGTAGCCAAACCTTTATAAACAATACCGCCCTCAGCGTCAGTAACAGTATTGTCCTTTAACACCTCAACGGTTTTATCATAAAAAGCGTTAGCTATTGCTTTCGTCATTGATTTTGGGATATACAACTTTTACCCTCCTATATCTACTAAGTAACGCCGTAAAACCAGTAAACAACTCTTCGTCGCTTGCTGTTGTAAAATACTTTGTTACCTCGTTGGCGTAAGATATAGACTGTCCGTTATCGCTAATAGATGTAATAGCTCGGTCAACAACATTGTCGCCCTCCGTAGATAATTCAATATCTTTTTGGCATTTTGTTAACCCAGTATTAGTTACTTTAGCGATTATACGCTCAATTTTAGTAGGTATAGTATCGCTGTTTAAATAAAGTTGTACTCTATCTCCAACCTCATTTATACAAAAATCAAGTAAGTCGTTGCGTTCAATAGCAACACTTGGGTTGATTATGTGTATATATGCTTTTATTCTAGCGATTTGTTCATTGTCCATATTAACACCTCCTTATAGTAGACTGGCTTTTCTAAATTATTCAGCGTCTTTATTATCTTCGACTTTATCAGCTTTTTTAGTATCAGCTTTTTTGTCTTTGATTTCTTCGTAAATTTCGCTATGTTTTTCGTATTGTTTAATTAGTTTTTCGTTTGTAACTGTTTCAACAACACCAGTTCTAACATCTCTAAATTTTTTCATTATATCCACCTTAACCTTTCTATATATTTGCGTTATTTTTGCTTAATTAAGCAATAAACTTAATTAAGTCAGGCATAACAGCTTTTGTACCTTTTGAAAAGAATAACTCAAGTGCAATATCGTTTGATAGTGGTATTTTTTCAGCGTCGTATTCGTCAGTAGTTACTAATTGACCTACGGCACCGTCTATCATACATATCATAGATTTAGTTTGTCTGTGGTTAGAGTAAATACGTACTTTGTGGAAATATTCGTCAGTTAAGTTAGTTAATGAGTTTGGTACACTATCGATATAGTTTAATAATTGTGAGTATACTGTTGGTGTAACAGTTACAACTAACATATCTCTATCTACACCGTCTACCCAGTCATTAACAGTAGTTTCAACGGATACGATTAACTCTTCTAGCTTTTTAGCTACATCAGTAGCTTGAGCTGTTGGAGTTACAGCTGTACCCTCTTCCTCAGCTTTAGCAAAGAATTGAGTATCTAGGTAAGCTATCATACGTTTGATATGGTTATTTTTTCTCTTTTCAGCCATACCAGTTATACCGTATAACTTAATATCCTTTTTAGCGATTTCTTCCACAATTTCTTTATCAGTATCTACGTTAATAGTTACTTTACCAGTATTTTTTAACTCGTCCCCTTTTCCACCAGCTCTAGCTGTTCCTAAATCATTGATAGTAGCGTTCTTAAATCTATCGATTTCTACACTACCAGTACTTGGGTCTCCACTATAATTTTTGTTTTTGATTTGTTCACTAATTGCACCTTTTTGTACAGCCTCGATTACTTCTCCGTAAGTTTCGGCTAATTTATCTTTATCCTCAGCATTTATATAAATACTTAAAGCGTCTTGTCTTGCCATATATACATCACTCCTTTATTAAAATTTGGCTTTGTCTTACGACATTAAAAAGCACCGATAACCTTTTTTGGTTTGTCGGCGTCATTGTTATTATTAGAAAAGTCCTTAGGCGGAGTGCCTTTTAATTTATCAGTTACACCAGTCTCTACCGACTTGTTGTAAGTTTTTGCTAGTTTCTCCACGTTTTCCTTAGTTTTAGTTGCGTCTAAATCAACTACAAAGTCCACTAAGTCAATAGGGATATTTTTAGCACTAAGTAACTCTTGAGCCTCTAAACGTCTCTCACGTAAAGTAATTTCCTCTTCACGTGCTTTTAGTTGAGCCTCATATTTACTTTTAGCCTCCTTTTCTCTTTCGTCCTCAGTTAATTTAGCTTGTCGTCTTTCCTCAGCAATAGCTAAAGCGACAGCGTCTTTAATAGCTTGGTCGTTCTTAGCTTTTTCCTCAAGTCTAACTTTTCCAGCTAAATTATCCATATCCGCTTGAGTAAAGGTCTTTCCAGCGTTTTTGTCCTCCTTATTACCAGTATCAGCTGTATTTACTGGTGGAGTAATTTGTTTGTTATCTTCCATAACGTCCTCCTATCCGTTTTACGCCCGTCGGCTAGATTTTTATAAAACGAAAATTGT